TTTGCCCGGAGAGTCTGGTCCTTTTGACCCTAATGCTGGTACAACAGCTAACATTGAAGTGCCCGGTCCTATTCCAGAAGAAGACGGCAGAACTCCCGGACCTGATTTAAGAACTCGTCTTTATGATTTGTTTAACACAGGATTTCGTTGGGCAGACATTGCTGAAATATGGGGAGCAGGTGAAGAAAGCCTTGAAGAAATACTAGACCGAATTGCAGGTAACATTGACGTAGCACCAGAAGACAGTACGCAAGCTAGACAAATTTTAGGTCAGTATGTAACTGAAGCTTTTGACAGAGCGCAAGAGATTGTTGACACAATGGTTGACAATCCTGAAGAACTTGCGGACATGGAAGATCCCGGTGAACTAACCAAGTTGTTTATAGAACAAGGTGGTATGTCTTTTGCTGGGGCTGCGGCTACTTCTCCTATTACTACAGTTGGCGATCGTCAGGTTATTCGTGGCGGCGCTGGCGTTACTATGACTACTGAAGGAATTAAAAGCGCCGGAGGTCGTGTTATTGGTGCTGAGGTTCCTGTATTAGATCCAGACGGTAATCCTATACTAGATGCCGACGGAAACCCTGTAACTGAATATGTTCCGGGTATTTTAGACGCCATAGTTCCTTACATTCCCGGCGTGTCTTTACCTAATTGGATGCCTACTGCTGGTGTTATTTTTCTACCTTCAGTTGGAGAAGCAATAAACAAAGTAAACGATATTGCTGGTCAAATTGGAGACGCTATAGAAAGTGGTGAGTCTGTAGGAGATGTTTTAAGTCAAATTGGTGCTATTGTTGTACAAGAAGCAGAAGTATTGTCTAGTGAACTAGAAGGCCAGTGGTCTGTTCTTACAAACACAATTAAGGATATATTTACTAAACCTAAAACAGACGACGACGGCAATATTATTTATGAAACAGATGAAGACGGTAATATTGTTAAAGATGAAGACGGTAATCCTGTACCAGAAACAACAATAGATCCTACAGGTGTTGCTGGTGTTCTTGCCGGAGTTATTACCGGTTCTTATCCTGATTTGTTGCCTAGTTGGATGCCTGATTTACTAGGCGGTATTCTTATTGAAAATCTGCCTAATGTTTACAGTGCAGTTAGAAACACATTAATTCAAAGCGGCGCAACAACAGAAGAATTATTTCCTCCGTTAGAAGAAGAAATAGTAACAGAACAAGACCCTACCCTTTTGTTTACCAACAGGGGTAACAACTACTTTGTAAGTAGTGAGGGCGATGAGTACTTCCAGTTAGCTGAGAGTGAAGACTTTGACTTTGAGTTTAATGGTCAGTACACCAGAGAGCAGCTAGAAAACACTGGACTAGAGACAATCAACTCTGGTACGTATCAGTCACTGTTGGATGATCTGTCGTTTCATGCATTAGAAGAAGATATCTATCAGTACTCTATAGAAGATCTGGTAGCGCGTTACGAAGAAGAAGGAGGTGTACTTCCCGGTGACTGGAAGTTAATGGATGAAGAGTCACGGTACAACTACTTCTTAGACGACTACTTCGACATTCCTCGTACAATTGAAGATCCTAGTAGGGACGACAGAGACCCTGAGCCAGAACCAGAGCCGCCTGTAGAGCCTGAGCCAGAACCACCTGTAGAGCCACCGCCTACAGATCAACCAGAGCCTGAACCTGAGCCTCCTACAGACGAACCAGAGCCAGAGCCTACTCCAACTGATATTGAGAGTTTGTTTGCTGACTTCTTGGCACAAATAGACGAAGAGTTCACAGGTCAAATAGAACAAGTCAACGAGATTATTCAGAACTTTGTTGAGACATTGCCTGACTTTGACGCAATGCCTACAATGGAGGACATTGCTGAGTACTTTGAAATCAACGGCGTTACACTGTCACAACAAAACTTTGACCGTATACGTGAAGAGTTAGCTAATGCAGGTTATCTGACACAAGAGCAGTTGACAGAAGCGTTGGCTGGTGTTGCCACTCCAGAACAAGTACAGGAAGCTATACAGAACGCTGGTTTTGCTACACCAGAACAGGTGATGCAAGCATTAGCAGAAGCAGGATATGCAACACCAGACGACATTACTAACGCACTGGCTAACTCAGGGTTTGTTACAGAAGATCGTCTGTTGCAGGCTTTGGCAGAGGCTGGGTACGCTACGCCCGATCAAGTACGAGACATAGTTGACAACGCTATCTCTAACATTGTCATACCTGAAGGCGCTACTGCAGAAGAAGTACGACAGCTAATTCAAGAAGCTATTGACGGTATACCTGAAGGTATTTCTCTTGAAGACGTAGGTAACTTAGTTAACGAAGCTATCGCTAACATAGAGTTTCCTGAGGGTCTGTCAGAAGGCGACGTACGTGGCATCGTAGACAGTTTTGGTTTTGCTACTTCTGCTGACGTACAAGCTGGCTTTGATGATCTTAATGACAAGATTGACAACGTACTCAACGGCGTTGCTACACAGTTTACAGAGCAGGAAGCTGAGTTTGCTGCACAGTTGTTAGGCTTAGAAACTTCTGTATTCCAACAACTAGCAGCTACAGAAGGCGCTCTGAGAGATGAACTGTTAGGCTTAGGTGAAGATCTAGACAGTATTAGAGCAGACTTTTCAGGACGTTTTGACGAGTTTGCAGATACCTTTGCTCTCTTTCAGACAGACGTTGGTGAACAGTTTGCTGATCTTAACCAACGTTTTGATGACGCTATCAACGGTATTGCTACACAGTTTAGCGACCAAGAAGCAGAGTTCCTAGCTAGTATTACAGGACTTGAGGCTTCTCTAATTCAGTCTCTTGCAGCAGTAGAAGGTGGACTCAGCGCTGAACTAGAGATGCTTGATCGTGATTTAGTGTCGCTTAGAGAAGACGTAGCTAATCGTTTTGATGAGTACAGAGAATTTACAACGGAACAATTTGAACTTGCTGCTACTGAACGTCAACAACTACAACAAGCTATTATTGCGGCTAACGGTGACATTACACAGCTAAGTGCTGACATGCAACAGATGTTTGCAGACTTTGGTGGCACTATTTCTGATTTGTTTGCTGGCGTAGGTGTTGACATTGAAGCACTACAGGCAGGACAGATAACGCAGCAGGAAGCACTAGATCAACTGCGTACGTCTATAGGCCAGCAGTTTACTACGGCACAAGAAGAGCGTCAGGAACTACAACAGGCAATCATAGCTGTTGGTGGTGACGTAACTCAACTTAGTGACGACATGATGCTCCGGTTCCAACAGCAGGACCAGACTATAGAGGAGTTGTTTGCTGGCACTAACGTAAACATTGAGGCACTGCGTCAAGGACAAATATCACAACAAGAAGCTTTTGACGCTTACCAGCAGTACACAACAGAACAATTTGGTCAAGCACAGCAAGACCGTTTAGCACTAGCTCAAGAAATAATTAGTGTTGGTGGTCAGGTAGAAGCTCTTAGTGCAGACAGTCAACAACGCTTTGCTGAACTAGGATTGTCTCTTGCTGATCTGCAAGAAGAGTTCAATGTAAACCTGATTGGTCTACAAGAAGGACAGATTAGTCAGGCTGAAGCGTTTGGTCAGTTTAGAGATAGTGTTACTACACGGTTGGGCTTGGCAGAAGAAGAACGTGAAGAAATACTAACACGTCAAGCTGAGTTTGAAAGAGTTTACGGTGAAGAGCAACAGGCACTGCAAGAACAAATCACAAGTGGAAATATTGGTTTGTTAACTGCAATGGGTGCTGGTTTTTCTGCTTTAGGCGCTGCAGGCACACCAGAGCCAGTACCTTTTCAAGAATTCATGAAAGGATTAACGCCTCGAAGAACAGAAATAGTTCCTTTAGCTATTAAAACTCCTGCATTAGATTATAACGAAGAAGGTCAAAAATTAATTAGGCGTACACGAGGAATGCTGGTATGACGTACCTTAACTTAATGAATAACGTATTGCGTCGATTGCGTGAAGAAGAAACCACGTCAGTCACCAGCACTACCTACGTTAAGATGGTAGGTGATTTTATTAATGATGCGAAGAAGCTAGTAGAAGAAGCAACTGACTGGTCTGCCTTGCGTGAAACAATTACTATTTCTACTACTGCATCGGACAACACCTACTCATTGACTGGTGGTGGTGACAACGTAAAAGTTATGTGTGTTCTTAATGACACAAGTAACTTGTTTATGGACTATCAGACAAAAGACTGGTTTAACGAACAGCTGTACATTAGTAGTGCAGTAGAAGGTGATCCACGTTATTACACCTACAACGGTCTTGATGCTAGTGGTGATACGCAGGTACTAGTAGGACCAACTCCTGATGGTGTGTACAGTCTTCGGTTTGATGTCATAAAAAGACAAGCAGATTTAAGCAGTAACACAGATACATTGCTTGTACCTTCAATGCCTGTAATTCATCTTGCTGTAGCCCTATTAGCACGTGAGCGCGGAGAAACAGGAGGAACTTCTGTTACTGAGTACTTCAATATTGCTGATAAGTTTTTGTCTGACGCTATTGCTATAGACGCAGCAAAGCACCCTGAAGAGATGGTATTTAGGACTATTTGATATGGCTCAACAACTGCAAAGTATCAATCTTGTAGCCCCAGCGTTCAAAGGTGTTAACACTGAAGACTCGCCGCTGGCACAAGACCCGTCGTTTGCAGAGATTGCAGACAACGCTGTGATTGACAAACGTGGTCGTATTGCTGCACGTAAAGGCCACACTGTTGTAACTACAACGAAGACTGTTCTTGGTACTGACTCGTTAAGAGCTATCAAAGAGTTCAAGGACAACGCAGGAAACACCAAAATATTTTCTGTAGGCAACAACAAAATTATTAGCGGTACAACTACACTGGTTGACGAAACTCCCGGTAGTTACACCATTACTGCGGACAACTGGAAGCTTGTTAATTTTAACGACAAGATATACTTTTTCCAACGCGGTTATCAACCTCTTGTATATGACAACGCAGGAGGCTCTGTAATCACGCTCAGTAGCGTTTCTGGTGCGGCTGGTGTTACTAGTGCAATGTACGGTAACGAAGTTCTAGCGGCCTATGGAAGGCTCTGGACAGCAGACTTTAGCACTAACAAGTCTACTATCTATTGGTCTGATCTACTTATTGGGCATGACTGGTCTGGTGGTACTAGTGGCAGCATCGACGTATCTAAGGTATGGCCTGACGGTTATGACGAAATTGTAGCATTAGCGGCGCACAATGGGCTATTAATTATATTTGGTAAGCACAGTATCATTGCATATCAAGGAGCAGAAGCACCAGCAACAATGGCATTGGCAGATACTGTAGCGGGTGTTGGCTGTGTTGACAGAGATACCGTGCAGTACACAGGTACGGACGTGTTGTTTCTGTCGCATACAGGACTAAAAAGCTTTGGTCGAACAATACAAGAAAAGTCTTTACCAATTAGTAGTCTGTCAGGCAATATTACTAAGGACATCATTGCCGCACTACAGAACGAAGATGAGTTCTTTAGATCGGTATACAGCCCAGAAGAAGGTTTCTACTTACTAACCTTTACTGGACAAGATGTAACGTACTGCTTTGATGTTCGCGGTACTTTAGAAAATGGATCTTATCGTGTAACACGTTGGCCGTCTACTAAGTTTACGTCGTTTACAAGACTAGAAAACGGTACGTTATATATTGGTACTGTTAACGGCATCAGCACGTACACAGGCTACAGCGACAACGGAAGCGGCTACAGATTCAAGTACTACAGCCCAAGCTTGACATTTGGCGATAGCTCTAGAGTTAAGATTTTAAAGAAGTTAAAGCCTACGCTTGTTGGTGCAAATAACGCAACAGTGTTTCTTAAGTGGGCATATGACTTTGACACAACTTACGCTACTGCGGAGTTTACAGTAGGTAACCAAATTACTGGATTCTATGGTGAAAGCGAGTACACTACGGTGGAGTTCACGGCAGGACAGTTGACCAACGCAAGATCGGTTAACACAACAGGATATGGAACAAGCGTACAGGTAGGACTAGAATCAGAAATAGATGGTTTTGCTTTGTCACTGCAGGAGATTAACGTAATGGCTTTGATAGGAAAGCTACTTTAACTAGGAGAGAACGATGGCTGAAGAAAACACAGAAGCAGGAGGGCTGTTCGGGTTTTTAGGAGGTCTTACTGACTTTTTGTCACAACCGTCAGTAGCTCTCCCCGGAGTCCTTGGTGGTCTATTAACAGGTCAAGCTTATGGTCGTCTTAGCGACATAGGGCGACAAGCTAGAACAGGCGCTGAAGAACTTGCCGCAAGACAGCTAGAGCAGACACAGTTTAGACCGTTTACTGTGACTACTGCTACTGGTGCTGGCATGGGGACTAGAGTAACTCCTGAAGGCGCTATTGAAACTACTATGGGTTTGTCGCCTGAAGAAGTTGCTTTGCAGAGTCAACTACTAGGAGGTGCTGGTGGTTTCTTTGGTCAAGCAGTACAGCCTACAGTAGACCGTGAGCAAGCTATTTTTGAGCGTATGCGTAGAACACAACGTCCTGAAGAAGAACGTCAACGTCTTGCTACAGAAGAGCGGATGGCTGCACAGGGTCGTCTTGGTTTAAGTTCTGCAGCGTACGGTGGTGCTACGCCTGAGTTGTTGGCGCAGGAAACTGCAATAGGTGAAGCACGTAACAGAGCTATGCTAGCGGCTATGCAACAAGCACAAGCAGAGCAAATGCAACAAGCACAATTAGGACAGGCATTCCTTGGTGCTGGATACATACCGCAGCAACAGCTTATGGCAGCTACTCAGCCTGCACAGCAATTGGCAGCGTTACAACAGCAAGCTCAGTTGCAAGGTGCTGGGTTGTTTGGTGAGGCTACTCTGTCTGGTCTTGAGGCGCAGCTTATATCAGAGCAGGCACGTGCTAACTTGTTAGGAGGAATCGGAGCTAACTTGCTTCGTGGTGCATTGACTCCTCCAAAGCAACCTAGTACTGCTGAACAAGCCGCTGAAGTATTGAAGTTTATGGGTTACGGAGGCTAATAATGGCTAAGTTTTCACAAACATTTTTACAAGGTTTGTTACAGCCTACTTACCAGCAAGGGCTATTTACTGCCGCACAACAAGCAGCACAGCTTCCGGGTCAGCTTAGGCAACAACAAGCTGCACAAGAAGAGATGCAAAGACTACGTGGTATGGGTGCTGTTGAACGAGCAGACTTTATGGCGGCAAGAGCGCAAACACCACAGCAACTTATGGCGGCAGAGGCTGCGAAAGGAAAAGCTGTTGAAGCAAGTGCCCTTGAAAGTCTAAGAGGTTTGGAGGCGGCTAGACAAGCTGCTCCTACTGACGCTGAAAAAGAGCATATTGAAGGCATCATGGCTCGTGTTGCTGTACAAGCAGGGGTAGATCCTTCTACTGTTACTGGACGTACTCAAAGAGAATCTGATGACCAAGTTAGAAGAGAGTTAAATGAGAACCGATTAAGAGACGAAGAACGAGCCGCTCAAGAAAAAGCTATTGCTCAAGCATACTATGCTGTACCTGAAAATGTCAGAGCTAAGTTTGAAGAAAATGTTATTCAATCAGGTTTTGGTAATGTTATTGACGAGTTAAAAGAAGACAAAGCCAGAGATAATTTATTTAACTTGCAGCTACAAAACGCTAAAACTAAAGCAGCTGAAGACGCAGCAATGAAAAAAGCGCCTCTTCCTACTACTACTTTAGAAGATAGGATTAATCAATCTAATATTGATCCAGAATTAAAAGATCAATTTTTATCTGAACTAGCTGATATTAAACAACCTGATTTTGAAGCAGGAGAAACTTGGAATCCGGGAGAAAGAAAGCTTGCAGAAAATTCTTTAAGTTCTCTTAACCAAGCAGTAAGATTAGAGGTATCTAGAGAGGTAAGTAGAAAGTCACAAATTAGAACTGACATTCGTAGATTAGAAAAAGAACTTACTGAAGGCCCCAACTTTAGAGAAATACAAGAGTACGAAGCTGAAGCTAAAGATAATTTAGATACAAGTTGGTTTAGTGATCCTAGTGAAGAAGAAATTACAGCAGAAGCTACTAGATTAGCAGCAAAAGCTAAAAGA